ACTTGTAGCTCCTCAGTTATATTCTCATGAGTAAAAACTTTCTTTTTTACCGGTGCATACACCTCAATATACTCATTAACTAGTTGCAAGAAGTCTTTATCGGACGATACTATAGTACATTTTCTACTATTAACGGAAAACTTATTAGCTAGATATGCAATAACATCATCAGCTTCTAGTTTTTCTATCATTATTTGCTGTACAGGTAGTAATTCTATATAATCTTGAGTTCTAAATAATTGAGCAATTAAAGCTTCCGTTTCTTCTGCTTTGTTATCATAAAGGCCCCAATGAGTAATTCTAGTATTAGCTCTCTGGGCCTTATAATTTGGATCAATATTCTTTCTATTTGCAGAACCTCCTTTACCGTCCCATACCACAACGACTCTTGTTGGGTCAAATATACGTGTCACATAAGCGAGTGATCTTAAAAACCCTATCAGACCACCAACGTGGTGGCCTTCAGGATTCATAGATTTGATTAGTGAGAAACTACGAATAAGCATATTCATGGCATCTATAATCAGTATGTGATCGTTTATTTCTCGGGGTGGGCTTTCTTTTAGGTTGTCTACTAATTTGGAGTAGTCCTTCATGAATCTAATATCCCCGGACTAATTGCTACATCCTCGAGTTCGTCTCCTTCTTCTATTAAGTCAAAGTCTATACTCCCTACTAGTTTTAACCAGTGCTCTTTATGAGTGTCCCTATACTTATCGATAGCTTTTTTATCGTCGGGTATAAATCCATGCGATGTCATTACAACTTTACCTCTTGACTGAACACCCCCGATATGGTTCTTTTCAATCTGAATATTAGTCCTCTTGGCAAATTCAACTTGAAGTCCATCTTTTACAGCTTTAATCTTAGAAGTACCAGGATTAGTTATATTTCCAAAAGTAATTACCAATGTAGCATCATACCACATCGACATACCTCCTTTATTCTGTAACTTAGGCATACCCATAGGATGTTCTGGTTTCATAGTCCAAACTTTATTAATCGCTACTAACGTATTGGTATAGGGGGAATTTTCTTTACGTGATAGTAGAATTTTTTGATTAAGGTTGTTACCAAATTGGGTGGACATTGCGCCTGCATTCCATTCATTATTATTCTTATTAGAACGTACTGATAGGTCACAAGGTATAGAACCGATTGAATCCCAGAAGAAGCACATATCAAAAGGTAGGTTACCTTTAGCCTGTTCATCCATTAAATCAGCCATATGTACTGCTACCTCTTCGATGGTATTTAATGAACCTCTATCTGCATATAAGAAATGACCTTCGTAGTCTGTTACAACTCCGTTCGCATCTTTTACTTCATCAAACTCTAGTCCCATCTCTTTAGCATGGTCCCAAGACCATTTCATTTCGGAGATAATGAAAACCGGTAGTATACCTGCTTTCTGAGCGTTCACAGCAGCTTCTAGCAGGGCAGTTGTCTTACCGGTATCACTATGACCTCTTAATAAGGTGATGTGTCCAGTAGGTATACCCGGTAAAGAAGTAATATCTTGGAATGCTTGCGATAAAGGTATCCATCCCTGCTCTTTAAATTTTACAGAAGATTGTGAAAAACCTTTTTTCTTTTTAAAATTTCCAAGATTGAAGTTACTTCTAACTGCTTTGCTTGCTTTTTCTTGAGTATCTTTACTTTTAGCCATTATTCGCTAAATAAGTCGTCAAAACTGTCTGTAGTAGTCTTACCTGTAGAGGATGCTGTTTCTAAGGTGAAATCAGTTTTCTTCTGTGTTACAGCATTCGTTGGAGTACTATTAGTACTACTATCACCAGTAGATGTGGTAGGTTGAGCACTGTCGGCAGACCCCGGAGTAAGATGTTCTTGAAGAGCTTTTTTAATGTACTCATAATCATATTGTCTATGTACTTCTGTAGGATTAGGTTGAGTCTTTAACCAAGCATCAACTAATTCGTTATTATCCGATAAGGATGTTTGTTTTGGTTTGATACGGACAGTTGTAACTGGGTAAGGATTGCCTGTAGCCATTTCAACTACTAAGTCCCAACCATTCATTACATCAGTAAAGTCTCCTACGTCCTCATCTTCAGCTAAAGCTAATAAAGCTTTATATATGGTGACTCCAAATCCCCAAAGTCTAACTCCTTTATCTTCTTCTCCTCTTACAACTACAGGAGCAAATACACGAGTTTTAGGTTGCAGTTTTCCTGATAGAGACCAATTGTCTTTATCATTAGTTTTCCGTAATTCCTTAACAAACTCTTCAATAGGGTCTTGCTTACCAAAGTTTGATAAAGCGACCATCGGAAATCTACCGACACCGTAGTGGAAAGTTAATTCTTTAAAAGGAAATGCAGGATCAAAAGCAGAAGGAACGATGCGAACCGTTTGCTTTCCTAATTCGGGTTTCCAAAAAATTGTGGAATAGTCTGTCTTTTCTTCTTGACGACCATTATTATTTAAGGCCTCTAGCTTAGCCTTGATAGCATTCAAATCCATAATATAACATTTAGGTTAAAACTTATTTTAATATAATATAAGAAATTATTATCAAACTACCAACTATAGTTCAATAATTTGGTGTAGTTTTGTGTTGACTCGTCTTAACTCCGGGCCTTTTGTTAATAGTATACAGTTTGTATAGTCGCTCCAGTTAACTCTAAAGGAGGAATCAAGCTGTCCGTTGTTTAACCCTTTAATTAAGGTATTAAGAGCATTTATAGTGTAAAGAGTATTCGATTCTTTTTTTCTATGTACTAAGATTGTATTTTCTAGAAAATTAGAAACATTTCCAAAATCTACATTATATGTACAGATGTATTCATCTTGACTTTTTGAATAAAGAACAAAAATTTTATTATATATAATTTTGTACCTACTCTTTATAGTAGAAAGTACTTCCTCCAGCTGATTTTCAGTTGAAAAAGTACAGAACAGTTTATTACTCATATCTTCACTTAAGTATAAATCGTCGATATCGTAATCGAACGTAGGGCTTATAACATTTGGCATTGTGTATAAATATTAAACTGTTTTACAAAACTAAACTTTGACTGTATTTAAACTTAACTGGATATTTATTTGTTTCTTCTAGTATTAGTTTTAGGTCTTCTAGTGTATTTTTACCGTCTTCTTTACTAAAATCAAATAATATTGCATCGTAGGTATATAAAGCTACTTTAGTCTTTTTGTCCTTTAAGTACCTTAATACATTCTTTAATATAACTATATTTCTTGAGGTTTCCAAGCTTTGCATCATATAATTCATTAATTTAGCAGGATGCATGTCTTTTAGGGCTTTTGTAAAAGGTTTTGAGCTATGTGCATTGAGTACAACACCAGTTTTTTCGTACTGTTCCCACATATCGTCAATATACCTCTGTATTAGTTTGAATATTTCTAAATTTCGATGTTGATCAGGTATTTTTCCATAAATTGCCTGAAAGTTTATTTGTTTTGCTTCTAAGTATTGCTCTTCGGTGATATCTTCGGTTCCAAAATAGTTTTTAGCTAATTGTTTATGTGCTGATTCTGATGTTAGAGAGAAGTTAATCTGCTCACATAAAAGACGAAGATGATAACCGTCAAAATCAAACTCAACAAAGAAATCATTCTGCGGTTTGAAGCATTTCCTGTGTTCTTCAGTTTTAGGTATTGCAGCAAAATTAACACTGTTAAAGGAATTAGTAGGTCTGGATGTTGCATTATATAGGTTGTATGAAGTGAATACTACGTTATCTGTAATACTATATTCGGGTTGACGAGGGGAAAGTAAATCTTTAAATGCTTGGTAATGTATTCCAAGTCCTGTTTGCTCTATTAAAAAGAATACATTTGTGGCTGTTGTATTATAATACTCAAACCCCGTGGGTATTTCTAGATTAAAGTACTTTTCTAGGTAAGTACAGTTATTGTCACATTTTTGATGTAGTATAGAAATAGGAATTAAGTGATTGATATTCTTAAACTCACTGAATTTATTATAAAACCAATTAACGGTATTATTTTTTGTTGGTATCTCTAACCTTTCGTACTTCACCATGGAATACAACAGTGAAAGATCTATTGCATGCTGTATATTAAAGTGGTAGAGTGCATTCTTTTTGTCTAATACATAAAGTGTTAGGTAGGCAGAAAGAATATCAGAGACACGTTCTTTTGTTACATTAAGACCCTCTTCATGATTGATTGGTACTATGTAACCCTCCTTATGGTCTGTAGGTTTAATATATACAGCTACTGTGGTGGTGAGCTTTGGATGATATAGGTCGTGAGAGGATATAACCTCAACATAACCGCCTTTACTTCCGTAATTTTTTAGGAGCGTTAATTGCTCTTCTGATTCTACTATATAAAACACTTAGATAACCTTTTCATTAAATATAATGAAAATAATCTAATTTACAAACTGATCGTATGATTTTATAAAGTTTTTTATTCCTATTACAGTTTTTTCTGCGGCTTCTACAGCTTCTTTATTTTTTTGAGAAGCTCCGATATACGTATACCCGTTTCTCTTTATGTTTTCGGCAGGTGCTTTAATAATCCACTTTAATGTAATCCCTATGGTATAGGATTCTTTCAACATCTCTATGTACTTCTTGTTTTTTACCTCAATGATATTTCTGTTTATTTTATCTTGAAGAAAGTACCTAAGGAAATATCCGTTGGTTATGTCAGTAGAGTCTACAAGTACGTCTTGTTTTACTGTTTTACTATTTGGAATAATTACAGAATCTATTGTCCTGTTACTAACTATAGCTGCTCGATCTACAATAGTAGATGCAAGGGGTTGAAACATAAGTTTCTTACTAGGTTTATTTGAAGTCTCAGTAACAGGTACCAGTAGTGTATTTTTATCGGAGGGTTCCTTACCTGTAAATACTTGTTTTTTATACGTCTCAAAGCACCATCCAACATACCGCTTACCGTTGGGTAAGTTAAAATCATACCCTTGGGTATATTTTGGTTTGCTGTATTTTGATTTAGGTAGGTACATACTGTATTAACTAGTAATTGGTTTTAAAATATTTTCAAAAGCTACTTCTAAGCTTTCATCATTACTGTTTTTTTCGAATTTTTTAGAAACAATCATCTGTGTTTGAATTCCTGTAACCCAGCGATTATTTTTTATAGAATGATCAATATGGGTAACTAAAAATGCAATAGTACCTCTGTACCTTTTAGGCATAATACTATCCGGTACAGTAAAAGCTTGTCCGATTTTTATACCTGATATTCCTGCCATAGAGAACGATAATTCAAATGGTATTAGTCCTCCGGGATTTGTTTCTTCAAATTTAGTTTCTATTTGGGAAGCTTTTGTCATTAAGAATTTATGAACTGGTATTTTGCTAGCAATATCAGATCGAGTAATATTACAGGTATGTTCATCTTGGGCACTATTAACAGTCTTAACCCAATCTAAAAAGCCTTTAATATCCGCAATTGGTGTTTCTAACTCCTTAGTTTCCTCTTCAGGTTTTGACCCTATAAATTTAGTTTTTAAGTGCCTATCTTGTAGACCTGATCCCCATGTCTGTATATTTAAAATATCTAATCCTGCATTAGTTGAAGAGGCTTGTGCTCCTATGGCTATCATAGAGCTGATATTTGCACTAACTTTTGAGGTAAATGATAAATTTTCAAGCATACTATTTAAACCTACTAGATCAATGTTAGAATCTACTAAATCCTCCTTTGAAGGTGTAATCTTTCTATCGACAATGTAGTAATTAGATTCTTCCTCTGCAAAATGTATATCTAAATCGTTTATATACCCTAAATTTTCATTCACCCCTCTTAGTATTGTTTGAACAAAGTTTAGCACAGTTTTCTCACTACTTTCTGAGGTAATTTGGAAGCAGTCTAGAATGTAGTTGATATTTAAATATATATTTAAAATCTCTT